TCACGCTCTCTGTGAGAGACGGGGCGAAGGTCGCCGCTATGGCGAGGCTGTCGGAGCCGGTGACGCTCTCGGCCAGCGTGTCGTTGTAGGTGGTGCCGCCTCCGCCCGCCGCTACACGCTCGAACGCCCCGATGTCATAGACGCTGTTCTGCGGGCGGGTTGTCCCGATGATGTCGTCTGTGACCGTCGCGAGCGTCGCGCCCACGTCCACCAGCGCGTTCGTGCCGCTGAGGAGGGTGAAGTCCTCGGCGCCTGCCGTGACGCTGGTAAAGACGCTCGACCCGGCAACGCTGTTGACGCTGCTAGTGAAGTTCGTTCCGGCCGTCGTGTCGGAAGAGGCGTTGTTGTTGCCGGTCGGCGTGCCGGTTGACGGGTTGAAGTCGTTCGACGCCGCGCCGGCATGGCCCGAATAGGTGTTTTTGATGACAAGTTCGGAGCCGGCAACGACGCCAAGCTGCGCCACATGGCGCCAGAATGTGCAGTTCGAGATCTCGACCGACGCGGCACCGCGACTATCGATAGACCTGTTGCTGCCGTAAACGATGTTGTTGCGGAAAGTCAGCCTAAGATTTGCAGAAGGCGCATTGACCACATAGCCGGAGCCGGTCTGCGTACCGTGGATGATGCACTTCTCAATCCGTACATCATTGGCGCCGGACGTGAATGCCCCGAAAGCGAAGTTAACGATCCCGGTCGTTGGGTCGACCGCCTCGATTTCCAGCCCTTCAAGGCGACAGTAATTCGCGTTGATCGAAAGTAGCGTGCCGCCGGATGCGGTGCGCTTCAGCCGAAACCCGGTTCCCGAGACCGTCCGCGAGCGCCCGTCGTGCCGCTCCGTCGTCGGCGTGTAGATGCGGATATAGTTCGCCGCTGATGTCGTGATCCCGGCAATCGAAACCGTGTCGTCGAGATCGAAGTTGTAGCACTCGGCCTCGGCCGGCGCGGTCAGCGTCGCCGGTAGCGAAGCCTCCCATGCCGAGAGCGACGAGAAGTCGCCGCCCGACGCCTTGATCGTGCTGACGGTCACGTCAGGCTTTCAGTGAAAAGACGCTAGGAACGTCCGCGTCGGCCCATGCGCGGCTGATCCATCCATCCAGCCGCAGCGTGTCGCGGCCACCAACAGGCGCGCGGCGCTCAAGCGCAAGGAAATCGACCTTCCACGCGCGACGAATGCCGGTCCCCTCGGCGAGATACTGGCGCGCGGCTTCGACAGAGAGGCCGGGCAGTTCCAGCACGGCAAAGCCGCCGGGCCATGCAGCCGGGTCGTTCCCCTCGGCAATCCACACGCGGCGGTCCTCCATCCGGCCGAAGACGTGATCGTCGGGAACGGCCGCCACTACGTCGCCGATGGCGTAGCGGAGCGCGTTCTCGCCGGCGATGGTGCGGATGAGGAGGCTCGCCACGGCCTAGCCCCTCGCCGCTCGGCGATGGTATGCTGCGCCCGTCATGGGACAGACATTCTGGCTGACGGTGATCTGCATCCTGCTGGCGGTGCTCGCGTTCAACGTGGCGACGGGCTGGCTCGGCTTCCGGAAGGACGAGGAGCGAGAGCCGCACGACCTGTGGTGAGAGGTCATCAGAACAGCTCCCGCAGCAGCAGCCGCGCGGATACACTCGTCGGAACATCGGTGGTGAGCCGCCCGACGCGCTGCCGGTTCGTGCTCGCACGCTTCAAAATCGTGTAGGCGATCTTCTCGGCGGCCGAGTAGAAGGGCTCCAGCCCCGATGCCATCTGCATCGAGAGCGCAATCGCCCCTTGATCCTGTAGCCGGTTGATCCGAACCGCCTGGCGGGCTCTGGCTCGGATCAGCTCCTCGCCCGAAACCGTCCACTCGTTGCTGTCGGCATCGGCGGAGAGCGCGGCGAGCTTCTTCACGCCGCTCCACTTGATGGGGTAGGCGTCGTCGGGGACCGGGTACCACCAGAATTGATTGGCGTAGTAGACGTAGTGCGTCGGGACGCCCCGCACGATGTTCGCGTCATCGCCGCCAATGGCGCGGTACCAGTCCCATTCGCGCCGCTCGAGCTCGTAGGGATGACCGCCATAGGTGATGGTCATCTGGTCGATCTCGGCCATATCGACAGGCACCGCGAAATTCGCCTGCCCAGCCGTCATGGTCGCGGTCTCAAGCGCCTCGTTGAACCAGAAGCGCTCGCTTTGATAGCGGACGATGGCCGAGGCGATCTCGTTCTCGATGTCCGTGGTCAGATCGTCGCGCACGAGGTCGCGAGCGATCCGCGCCTTGAGATCGCCGTAGGTGCCAGCCATCCCGCCTCCTCAACAAAAGAAGGGGGAGGAGCCCGAAAGCCCCTCCCCGCTCAGGCTCAGTTGTTGTGCTGGCGGCAGGCGAACTGGGCGCGCAGCGTCTTGTAGCCATAGAGGACATCGAGACGGCAAGGGAACTTGTCGTTGTTGATGTCGTAGGCGCGGACGATACGCATCGAGATCCCGTCCATCACCTCGCGCGCCGAGAAATCGACACCCTTCGGCATGACGAGATCCGCCGTCGCGAAGGCGAAGGCTTCCTTCTGGTACTGAAGCGAGGTGCCGACCGCGGTGGAGGCGGTGCCGGCGACCGTGACAGCCTTGCTCGCACCCGCGCTGACGATCGTGACGTTCTGCGTGGCGCCAGAGGTGACCGGGGTCGGAGACACGGTGATCGAGGTCGTGCCAGCCGCCGTCGCGACGAACTGCTGGAGGATGCCGGTCGAGACCTTGGTCTCCGGGTGGACGCTGAACACGCCCGCGATGGTGAAAACATCGCCCTGGTTGATCGTGCCCGTGCCGGTAGACAGCGTGATCGTGTTGCTGCCCGAGACGATCCCGCTCGAAGTGTCGCAGACGTAGGACGCCGCGGCGCCGCGGGTGTGCGCCGGCCACATCGTGTTCTCCACGAAGTCGAAGCCGGCGGCCCGCCCCATGTACCCTTCCTTGAACTGGGTGCCGAGCTCCTTCTGGTCGTTGAACAGCGTCTTGGTGTCCTTGACCAGATCCGCCATGTCGAGCGGGTTCAGATTCGCCGTGCGATTGCTCGGCGGGGTGAGCGAGCGCTGGAGGATGACGCGGCCGTCGAGCATCTTGTTGTAGGCAGCCGCCGCGCCGCCGTTCCAGATGCTCTGGTAGACATCCTTGTACATGTTCATCGCGTCGGCCTCGATGTTGGCCGCGAGAACCGACATCGCCGGGTCGAGGATGCGCCTGCCGAAATCATCAAGCGAGAGGGTGAGCTCGACGCTCGAGAAGTTGAGATCGACGCCCTTCTGCGTCCCGATCTGGAGACTGACACTCGACTCCGTGGTGTCCTGCGTCGAGAGCGTCGCGCCCGTGCGAACCGTGTACTGGTTCGGCAGGCGGATCTTGAGGGTGTCGCCGATCTTGGCGCCCTTCTGCGCGTAGCTGTCGTCGTAGTCGCGGACGATCGAGCCGACGAAGTTGAGCTTCTGGTGCAGGATGCGCAGCGCCTCACGCGTGACCTGCGTGGGCGTCAAAATGCTGTTGGACATCGCTTAGGTTCCTGTCGCGGAAAGGTGGGTTCAGCGACGCTTTGCGATCTGCTCGTTCCGCCACTTCAGCCATTCGTCCACGGGCATCTTGTCCGGATCTCTCCGCACGGGGGCGGAGCGGGCAGCGACGACGGGAACGGGCTTCGGATCGGGAGTCTGCGGGCGCGCGGCGGCGCGGTTCTTCTCGATGAGCTGTTCACCCACCATCGCCAGATGCAGGATCTTGACGGCCTTCGGGTTGTTGAGCGCGAGAGCCGTCAACTGCTCCCGCGTCAGCCCTTTGGCGACGCCGAAATCGGTAAGCTTCCGGTCGAGTTCGGGCGACCACTCGGGGATTTCACGCTTCAGGGTCGCGAGGGCTTCTTCCGCGCGCTTGGCGTACTCACGCTGCGCCTCGGAATTCCGCTGCTCCTGCTTCTGCTTCAACTCGGCTTCCAGCGCGGCGCGCTGGTTCTTCAAGGCGTCGTAGCGGAAGAAAGCCGCCTGTGCAGCCTGTGGATCTTGCGTGTTCCACGCCTGCCAATCGACCTTCGACCACTCCGATAGCTGGTCATCCATCGCGACCAGCTTCGCCACGTCCTTGATGTGCGCTTGCTGCGATTCGGCTTGCTGGGCGAGCTGCTTCTGCTGCTGCTCCAGTGCCTTGCGCTGCTCGGCGACTTCCTGCGTCTTCCGCGTGTAGTCGGACTGCCGGAGGAACGAGTCCTTCAGCGCCTTCGGGACGCGGTATTTCTGGCCGTCGTGCTCGATCTCCTCGGAGTCATCGACCGGCTCCTGCCCGGTCTCTTCCCCTTCGGAAAGGTGCTGCTCGTTCTCGTCAACGGCGGCCTCGTGGGCGACTTCCCCTCCTTCGGCCGGGGCCTCGGGAGCGGGATTGGTCGCTACTTCGTCAAGCATCTGCACTCCTCATGGGTTGGTGCGGGCAATAGACATCGAATGTCAGCCGGTTCGGCGGCACGGTGCTGTCGATGCCGCTGTCGAATACGAGCCACCCGTTGCGGTCAACGAAGACCTCGAACGTCACCAGTTGCCCGCCGATGCCGGCTTCGGTGAGGTCGGCGAGAACCCGCTGCACAAAGTCTCTGAGTTGCAATGAGCGCTCCTGTTAGCGCGGCGCCTGCGGCGCGGGAACCGGCTGCGGGCGCAGGATCTCGTGCGCTGTCCGGATACGCTCCGTCTGCGCCTCGAAGGCGTGGATCTGCGCCTCCTGCGCGTCGATGGACTTGTCGGCCTTGACGCCGGCGAGCTGCGTCTTGAGCAAGGCCACGGTCTGCTCGAGCTTCGCCACCATCGCCGGATCGACACCCTTGCCGCCCTGCGCCGCCTGGCTGGCCTGTGCCAAGCGCTGCGCCGCCTCCTGCGCGCCGGGGAAGTCCATGTGCTTCAGGATGAGGTCGGCGAGGACCGGGGCGCCGGCCGGGAAGGCGCGGATGATCTCCACCATCTGCGCCACGAACTCCTGCCGCTGCGTCGTGAACGAGGGGCCGGTCTCCACCGCGAGGTCGTATTTCCCGGCGGTGAGGTCATAGACCCTGTTCACGTCGAACGGCGGCGGCTCCTGGCCGGGCGCTGGTGCCTGTTGCGGCTGCCCCTGCATCATCGGGGCGGGCATCCCTTGAGGCACACCCTGCGCCATCTGCGGCGGCGTGGGGCCGATGCGCACCGTCGCCACCTCGCCCTGCGAGCCGAGCACGCGGATGATGCGCTCCTTGTTGTAGACCAGCGGGATCAAGTCGAGCAGCACGCGCCCGGTGTGTTTGATGCCGCGCGAGAGGTTGTCGATGAAGTGGAACGTGCTGACGTCGCCCTCGCGCTGCCGCGTCTGGATGGCGATCCCCGATGTCTCGTTGCTCCGCGCGCCCAATGAGGCGTCGTACAGCCCCATGATGGATTTCATGTCGTCGGAGGCGTTCAAGGCTTCCTGCAATGCCCCCGCCGGCACGCCCGCGAAAGGCTGGCGCTGCGGCGGCGGCCCTGAAACGATGTCGTACTCGAGGAAGGAATGCGGCTCGGTGTTCGCCGTCTCCCATTTCCGGAGATCCGTCTCGAAGGCGCCCTTCGGCCCCACCCACGGCGCTTTCGGGGCGAGCGCGACGAGCTCGGTCGAGCACGTCCGCCAGTAGTTGAACATCCGCTGCGCGTCCTTGGCGTCGCGGATCATCGAGCGGAAATACCGCTTCCCCTCGATGTTCACCTCTTCCCCGTAGACCGGAATGATCGGGATGTACCTCCCGGCCCACTCGTTCGTCTCGAGGATCTCAGCGCCCGTCATGATGCGCTGAGTGACCTTGTAGCCCTTCGTCTCGCGCGAGGTGACGACGGTCAGCGCCGAGGCGTCGAACTCATCCTTCCGGAGCTTCAGCTCCTTCTCCGAGACGATCATCCCGTTGGAGAGGAGGAGGATGGTGCGAGGCACCTCCTCGCGCATCCAGTACTCGGCGATGAGGATCTGCTCGCCCTCGCGCCACGGGACGTTCATCCGCTCATAGACGAGATCTTCCCAATTGACCGGCTCGGCGCCCTTGTACTTCGCCTTGAAGGCGTCCTTCGTCATGAGGTCGGTCGCAAACGCGACGTTCCAATCGGAACTGTCGGCCGCCGTCGAATTGGGGTCGCCGTAGATCGAGAAGGGATTGGCCACCCGCTCGATCTTCAGGTCCTTGTCGAACGTGTCGTCGCAGGCGTAATCGATGTTGACGCGGATATAGCCGAACCCGCCCGTTACCGCGAACTCGGCAGCCGTGTCATAGGCGACTTCAGCGTTGCTCGTGTACTCGATGTTCCGGATCAGCCCGTCCATGATCTTCGCCGTCATCGGATCGGCGTAGTCGTCTACCGGCTTCACCTTGATCTGCGGCTTGTTCTGCCGAGCGTCGTTCACCACCTGGCGGATGAACGAGGGCATCCGGTTGATGGTGAGGCACGGCCGCCGCTGCCGCTCCCTCGTCGCCTTGTCGCGCTCGTCCCACTGCTCGCCCAAACGCGCGAAGCGGAGATCATCGAGGGCGGCCTCGCGGTTCTCCTCCTCAGCGTCGCGGCAGCGGTCGAACTGCTCCTTCGCGTCGGCGAGCGTGTCGCTGTCCTTAGCCATCAGGCGCCGTCCTGAAGTTCGCCGCAGATCTCGCGCGGCTTGGAAAGCGGACCCTCCATGATCGCCCACATGAGCCATTCGCCAGCCATAAGCGCGCGCTCGTGCTCCGGGAGCTTGGCGATCTCGTCTCTGCTCATGTCCGCGAACGGTTCGGTTGACATCAGCCCATCCAGCTCCCGCCCTCGTATTCACGCCTGCGCCGTCGCTCGACCTTCGCCGTCAATGCCAGTGCCAGATACCGGAATGCATCAGCGCCGTGGCTCGCCCAGTCATGGAGCGGGTTGCGCTTGAACGTCCCCAGATCCTCGTCCTTCTCGTAGCGGTAATGGCGGAGGCACTGGAGCCCGTCCGCCGTCTTCTCCGCATCGAACCAGCACTGCGCGAAGATCGTCCGCGCCGCGTTGATCCCGTCCGCCACGCTGATCCGCGGCACGATCTGCACCGTGTAGCCGGCGCCCCGCATCTGCTGCGCGATCGTCCGTTCCGACGCCAGCAACTCCGCCTCCGCGTCATGCGGCAGCCAGTGCGTGCCGTAGACGTAGGGCCGGCCCTGAAGCACCTTCAGGTAATGCCCGAGCGCGTGGCCGTGGCTCTGGTAGTAGTCGATGATGCGGTATTCAAACCCGATGACCTGGGCGAACCAGATCGAGGTGTTGTCCGCCCGGCCGAGATCCCAGAAGGTGTCAACCGGCTTCGAGGCGTCGTAGGGAACGCGCGTGATGCGCCCCGCTTCCGTCGCCGCACGAATCTCGTTGGCGTAAATCGCGCCATCGAGCGTCTGCCGGCAGTGTCCTTCCCAGACCGTCAGATAGGCGTCCGGGTCGCGTGTCCGAAGGTCGTCCTTCTCAGCTCTGAGAACCGCCGGAAACCAAGGGTTATCCGACCAATTGACCTTCTCGACAATCGCGCCCGGAGGGGGTTTGGCGACAAACCGCTGATAGGTCTCGTCCGCCTCTAGCTCGGGGTTGAAGGTGATCCAGATTTCCGACTCTTCCTTGCGGATCGTCGGGATGAGCGTGTCCCATGAGGCTTTGGAGACGGTCTGCGCCTCCTCTACCCAGCAGATGTCTACGCCCTCAAAGGACTTGATCTTGGTGACGTTGTGGCGCAGCCCCTCGAACGCGAACTCCGTCCCGTTCCGTCCCTTTATCGAGGTCTGCTGGATCTCGTAGAACGCGCCCAGCCCGAGGCCGTCGATCTGATCCGACAGCAGCTTGTGCACGCTGTCCCGGATGCTGTTCTGGAACTCGCGAGCGCACAGAATGCGTAGCGGCTTCTCGGCGCCCTTGATGAGCAGCGCGCGGGCGACGCCCCACGACTTCGCCCCTCCTCGTCCACCGTACAGAACCTTGTAGCGCGCCGGCCGGAACAGGCATTCCAGCTTGGCGGGGAACTCAGCCTTCGCGTTTGACAAATTCGAGTCTGATGCGCGACAGCAGCACCGCGCCCCGTGGCGACTCCCCGGTGTACCGGGTGATGGTCAGCTCATCCATGGCTTCGGTCGGCGACAGCCCGCCCGCCTTCACGGCGTCCCGGACTGCCATGTCGATCCTCTGCACGCGCGTCATTCGCCACCCGGTTTGACAAACGTAACGGCGATGCTCGTCAGCACAGGGCCGCCGCCGGGGCCGGTGTGCTCGTTGGTCACCTTGTCGCCGTACTTCTTCGGCTGGAGCTTCGCCATCAGCCACTTGCGCGTGTCGATGCGCAGCTTCGAGCGGCTGATATGCTCGTGGTCCACAAGCTGAACGCCGTCGCGCTCCATCCAGTCGTTCGTGCCGTCGTCGGCGATCTCCAGCAGCTCTTCCGAGAGAAAGTCAGCCTGTGCATCGCGCGCGTACGCGTACTGCTGGCGGAACTCTTCGTGCTTCGCCAGCCAGCGGAAAACCGTCCGCATGTCCGGCATCCCATCCTCTCGGCAAATCTCCCGCACCGACATTCCGTTCGAGATCATCTCGCAAATCTGCGACGCGAGCTCCGGGGAGTAGTCAGACGGGCGGGCCATGTCAGATGGCGCTTCCGCCGCCGATCGTCCGACTTCCGGCGTCGCCGAGAGCACGCTCATTCAGGCGGATCACCTGCTGCTGAAGCTGGATGACGGCCTTCTCGAGCCGGTCGATGCGCTCCGCAGCACTCGCGCCAATCGCCGGCCGAAGCGTGTCGGGATGCGGCGCGAGACCGGCTACCGAGGGATGGCCTACGGGCTTCATCGCATCGAACATCAGTACCGCTTCCCGCCCTTCTTCGTCGGCTTCTTTGCCATCACAACAGGCCTTCAAGCCGAGAGACATGCGCTTCCGCTATCTCGACGCGCCGCGCCAGCACATCACCGACAGCGTGAAACATCCCGACGACGCCCCCGGCAATGTGGCCCTGCGATTCGTCTCCGACCCTCTGAGGTGCTTCTCCGAAGGCACGATCCGCCATCGCACTAAGACGGGCGTTAAGGCGGGCCACATCATCGCTGAGCGCGCAAAGGCGGGAGTGGATCAGGACAAGTTCCGAGGCGCATGGAATGGGAGAAGCATTGGCCGCAGAATCACGCGCGGCTTGCAGCGCCCGCGCGGCAGCATTCATACCCATTTTGGAATCCATATCGTTCTCCGGAATCAGAAAAGCCGCTCAGCGGGGAGGCTGGCGGCTGAAATGCTTTGGTGCGGGCCAGTCGCTACTCTGGCTAGGGGAAGGTGGCGAGACGCAGCCGGTCCATTACTGCGCCGTCCGTCATGCCTTTTTTCGTCTAACCCCGCTTCACGGCCTCGCCGCGTGTCTGCTTTCCACGCCGCCGCACCAACTGGTGGCTCGCGCCACCGTACCCGTTTGCTACCACAAAACGTGCTGCCCGTCAACCGCTGGTGTTTCACTCGCTCTCCATACGCCAGTAATTGGCGAGATCGCTCAGCCCCTCCCGAAGCTTGTCCAGCCGCCGCGTCCCGCCCGCCCACTCGTCCAGACCGCACACGCTCACCACGACATGCCCGGTGAGCCTGAGACGGACGGGGAGGCGCAGCGGCTCGTACCGCTCCCCGGAGAGCGTGGCGACGAGGATAGGTGCGTCCTCGCCGAAGTGCTGGCCGATGCCCGAGCCGACGATGGCGGATTGGAGGGCATGGCGAGCATCCGTGTTGCCGGCGATGCCCGATCCCCCACCCCTCCGTTCGCCGTAGGAGCCCGTGACCGATGCCTGGAGGGAGGCGCCGCGCCAGAGGGAGCGGAAGCGGAGTCCAGCGGCGAGCTGGCGATCGGTGATCTGACAGCGATGGTGGTAGCGATCGACCACGCATTCGACGAGCGCCCGCGCTCTCGTCACCCCTGCCGCCATCGTCTCCTCGACAACTACAGGGACGTGCTGGGGGAGATAGGGAGAGCCGTGCTCCTGGGAGACGTACATGCGCTTCTCCTTGCGACTCATGCTTCCCACCCCTGCTTGTAGTCGGTTGAGCGGTAGCGCCGCGTCGCGAGGTCGTATTCGAGCTCAAGCTTGCAGTCGTAGCCGATCTCCTCGAACCGGGATTTCAGGTGGTAGAGCGTCGCTTCCGTCTTGCGCTGTCCGTCCTCGAAAACCTTCGGGCGAAACACCGCCAAACCCTGATCGACGATGTTGTCCCAGTGCTTGCTACCGGCGATGTCCTCGAGTTCCGGGCGCCGTGACCGGGAGCGCTCCCCCTGGCCCTTCGCCGGGTGGCAGAGGACTTGGACATGGACCTGAAAGTCCTTCGCGAAGCTCAGCAGTTCGTTGAGCCGATCCCTGATCCAGTCCGTCTCGCGAATGTCGCCGGGGCGATCGGCCTCAAGCTTGTTCCACGGGTCGATCTGGAGAATCCGAACGCCGTGACGGATGACCGCCACCTCGGCAAGGTCCATGAACCAGCGGAAATCCGGGCGCCTATCGGGATGGTTGATCCAGAGGAAATGCTCCTCGTTCCAGCGATCCGCCTTCGCGATCTGCTCCTCCGTCAACTCCTCCTGCGGACGACCGAACATGAACTGGCGGATGTTCTTGCGCTGGTGCGGCTTCGCCGCGGTCTCGAAGCTGGCGAAAGCGGCCTTCACGCCGTAGTCGCGGCAGACGTTGAACCAGAGCTGCATCGCCAGCAGCGTCTTGCCGTGGCCGGGATGGCCGGTGAAGACGCTCAGCATCCCCGGCGCGAAGCCGAGCTTCCTTTCCCACTCAGGGAAGCCCGGCCACCAGACATCGATCGGCGCCGGCTCCGGTATCTGCGAGAGACGATAGAGCCCGGAGATCGGCCATTCCTGCGGCTCGCCCTCGAGGAAGTCCAGAAGCTCGCCGGGCGTCCATCTGAGGAGCGCTTCGTTCGCGTCCTTGACGCCCCGCCAGTCGAGGAACCAGCAGCGCGCAGGGCCGATGATGTTGACGAGATCCTGTCTCAGGATGCGCCCCGGCCCGTCCGCATCCGTCGCGATGACGAACCGCTCGACAGCGCTCAACCCATCCTTCAGGCCCTCGATCGCGAACTTGTACCGATCCGACGAGAGCGGATCTTCGGTCGATTGCTGCGGGGCACCGTTCGGGACGGAGAGGATGCAATCCTTCGGCAAGCCCGCCTCGAAAGCGGCGAGCGCATCCATCTCGCCCTCGAAGATGTACGCGATCTTTTTGGAGCCTGCGAGCACATCGTCGATGTTGAAGAAGCGGAGCTCTCCGCCCTCCTCCATGCGGAAATCCTTGAAGGAGATCGGGCGATATTTCGCGTTCACGCACTTGCCGCCGCGGCGGTAGGGAAGCGCGAGTGTTTCAACCCGCCCACGCTCGCCCCAGCCCCTCATAGCGGAGGCGGCGCCGAAAGCCTCCAAGGTCCGTCTGCTGATGCCGCGGCTTTTGGCCCACGCGATTGCTGCTTCCGACAATGCCACTCTTCAGCCCCCCAGCCCAACCGCAGTTCCAGCATTTCCACACACAGTCATCGGCCTTGATCGTGACGCTGAGGCACGGGTCCCGCCGATGTTCCGGCTTCCGCCTGTGGCTGCATCGCGGGCAGAGCGTCTTGTGGCTGCCGAGGCTCCGCCGCCGCAGTTCGATGCCGTTCTCGGCGAGGCATGAAGCGACATCCGCCATCACCAGGACTCGTTGATGCTGGCGGCTCGCTTGGCTTTTGCCGCCTCCTCGTCAGCTTTCGTGAGCCACGACAGGAACGGGTAAAACCACTTCCCGTCCTTGGGCGGATTGGTCGCGTAATACGCATCCGCCTTCATGAGTTCCCGGCGGAACTCGTGGTCGCCAAGGTTTCGGCAGGCTTCCCGCCATCGGTCGTAGTCGGCGCGCTTGAGCCGCCCGACCGTGCCCTCCCAAACAAAATCTTGTTTAGGTTTTAACGTCCCGTCCCGTCCCGTCCTGTCCTGTCCCGTCTCTGGTATCGTTTTCGTATGGTGTTCCGTATCCGTTTTCACGTTCGCCCGTAATACGGCCGTATCGCCATCCCCCTCCTTTTCCCATCTCTTCCGAATGGCCTCCTGACGCTGCCGTTGTGCCTTGGCGGCGCGCAGTCCGTCCTGCGCGAGGACGAGGTGATAGAGGCGGCCGTCGCTGCATTTGACGAAGCCGCGGAGCGCCACCTCTTTGAGCTTCTTCCACTTCGGCAGCGTCTGGCGGGCGTAACTGGCGAGAACGCGGTCATCGTCCGGGAGAGAGCACGCTGGCCGCTGCTTCCATGCCCAACACCACAGAAGAACGGCGGCTTTGAACTCCTCGCCGGTCGAGATCGCAACGAGTTCCGAGCCGAGCAGGCGAACGGTGTCCAGCATGAAGCCGTCCAGCTTTGAGAGATCGAGATCGGCGGGAACGGGCGGGTCCGGAAGTTCTGACATGTCAGTTCTCCGGCCGGTCATTGAGGATGAGCCAGTCGCGCGCGAGTTCCGCAACGATCTCATCGGCAATATCGCCGAGCAGCCGCCACGAACACTGTTGCTCGCGCGGAACGTCATCTTCGGTTTCGATTGTCATGTCGCCGTGTCCTGCATTCATCACTTGGGCGACCTTCCTATTAATACGATTTCGATGTTACGTGGACGGCGAAAACGACTCACAGGCTGTGGACTGACGGGCTAACTCGGCGCCCCTCACCCCGCGCGATCGCCGCCATCACGAGGAGGTCGACCCGCTCGCCCTCGATGGGGAGAACCTCTCCTCGCATGAGGGCGGAGAGGCGGAGCGCTTCAACGCCGGCGATGTAGGAGCCGAGGCCGTTCGCGTCCTGCTCGGCGCGGGTCATAGCGCGGCCCCTGCGAAAAGCGGCGCGTCGAGGCCCTGCAGCTTGTCGAGCCGGTGCCGGATGTCGCGGACGTACTGCGCCTCGCGCTCGATCAGGATGCAGTCGAAGCCTTCGCGGATGCAGGCGACTCCCGTCGTGCCGCTGCCGGCGAATGGATCGAGGACGAGGCCGCCGGGCGACGTCACGAGCCGCGTAAGCCAGCGCATCAGAGCGACAGGCTTTACGGTCGGATGCTTGCTGTCGCAGCGGTCGTCGGCGTCGGCCTTCGCGGAGAAGAAGAAGCGGGCGGCGGTCCCGCTGTTCGCCGCATATGCGCGCTCGGCCGGCGTGCCCTTGAACTCGCCGTATGTCGTGCGGAATTTGTCGGCACGGCGCTCGCCATTGAAGGCGCCACTCGCGCGCTCGCCGTACCTCGCGAACTCCGTCAACACCTCGTCGCTGCCGTCGTGGAGGAGGTTGGCGGGCCAGCGGCCACGGTCGCCCGGCTCCCAGGCTTCGGCGCGCTTGTGCATCCGCCAGCCGTCTGACGCCGATGGATTGCCGAACGGCTGCGCCTGTCCCGGAATGCGGCACCCGTCGATGTTGATTGCGCCCGTGCCGTGCTGCAGGACGTTCTCGGCGACCGTGCCGCCGAGAGGCTTCCTCGCGAGCGCTATCGGCTCCCACGCGGGCTTGAGCGCCGTCCCCCATCCTTCCCACCGGCGGATGTCGTCAATGCATTGGACGCTATCCGGCAGGTCCTCGATCGGCATCCTATCGATGCCCCGGCGTACATCATGCGATTTCGGGAAGCCCGATCCGTAGCACCACGCAAGCTGGTCGCGGATCTCGAAGCCCGCATCCTCGATCGCGCACGCCATGCGGTGATAGGTGCGGGTTCCGGAGAAGGCGACGAGGTGCCCGCCGGGCTTGAGGACGCGGAGCGCTTCGGCCCACCACGCGGGATCGAACGCCGTCTCTCCGGTATCCCATTGCTGGCCCATGAAGCCGGCGGACGCGCGCCGATAGAGGCCGTCACGGTCCTTCGCTGCCGCGCTGCCGGGCTTGCCGAAACGCTTCTGGATGCTGACGAGCGAGTAAGGCGGATCGGTGCAGATCGCGTCGACCGAATTGTCGGCGAGGCGCGCGACGACCTCCCGGCAATCTCCATGCTCGACGCGCACGCTCACGCCGCCCTCGCCCGCGTGCGCAGCTGCACGCCCCATCCCCGCAGCGTCGCTTCGAGCTCGTCGAGCGAGCGCACGACGGCGTAGCGCGCGCCGATCGCCTCCTCGGCCGCCTGGAACGCGCGCTGCTCGGGCGACTGGCGGCCGGTCGCCGTCTTGAGCTCGATCCACGCCGTGCGCCCGCCGCGCAGGGTGAGGTGGAAGTCGGCGACGCCGGCCTTGACGCCGCTTGCCTTCAAAAACCCGGCAGTGCGCGGCGCTCTTAGGCCCCCGTTCGGCACGTGGCGCCACGTCACCTGATCCGCCGGCGCGCAGAGCATGAGGAACTGCGCCGCGGCGCGCTGGAGATCGGCCTCCTTCATTCCGTGGGCTCGCCCCTCTCCGCCCTCTCCCCCACCCTGAGAGCCGTCACGACGAAGAGGACGTTGCCGAGGAACCAGACCAGACAAAGCCATTGCCATAGCGACATGACGCCCTCCCATCGGGGTTAGAACCTCAGTGCAGACTTGCTCCCGCCCGCGGCACACATCGCCGCAGCGCAGCCATAGGCGCTGTGATTGAGGGTGTTGCGGTAGCCGTGCCCGGCGCTCCCCATGTCGCGGATGGCGCGCGGGTCATCGGTGAAGCGCAGCCCTTTGTGGAAGGCCGTCTGCTCCTCGACAGTCGGATAGCGGATGACATCGCTGTGCTGGTTCAGCACGCGCCCGGCGCTGTTGCGGGCGCAGAGTTCGCGATAGCACTCCCGGCTACATGTCTTGCGGCCGCGAAAGCTGGCATTCGCCTCGCCGGGACGCTGCACGAGTTGAGCCTTGCAGCAGATGCAGAAGCGCGCCTCGTGGACGACGTGGCGGGCGAGGTGGCCGCACTCGGCTGAGCAGAAGCGCCGTGCCAGCCATTCGGATTTGCGCGCGTACGGCTGTCGCGGAATATCCCGGCCGCATCCGGGCCGCTGGCAAACGGGAGAAGCACCCTCCCCGGCGCGAGACGACCGGGACGCAGCCGGGGAGGGCGAGGCCGGCGACGCGGAGGGAGGGGATGCGTCGCCGTTCGGATCGGCAGAATGGTTAATGGCCGGCGGGAGGATCGCCGTTCGTTCTTCCCCAGAAAGAGCGGGAAAAGACGCTTTTAAAACCCGCTCGGCGGCGGGTTCATCGGGGATGTCGCCGGGCGCGGCGGGCCTCATCGATCGCCCTCCGACGCGCCTTCTCCGCGAGCCGCATCAACCAGATCGCGGGAGCGTCGAACGCCGTTGCTCCCTTCATGCAGATCCAGGCCACTGCCAGCCATCCCGATGCTCGCCATGAATTCATGCTCAATCGCCTCCAGGCGCCGCCGGCGCTCCTCGACACGCTGTTCCATCAACGCTTGCTCCTCCTTCAGAAGCGCGAGCAGTTGTTCGGTCCTGCTCGTTGGGAAAAGGTCCGGATGCTCGACATACCGGCGGCCGGACTGAAAGGAGACGCCGAGCGCGCGCGCGACCTTCTTCGCCGCATGACGCGGGAAGTAGTCCCTAAGCAGCGACGCAGCGGCAGCAGTCATCGAGTTAGCCGTTCTTGCCAATGACACAGGAGGTCTCCACGCCTACGTTGGGGGCGTGGAGCGAACGATTTGTCATAGCGAACTTAGATACTCCGCCAGCAAGCGTTGGCGCGCTCAGACTGGCGACGACATTGGGCCGACTTCCCGTTGGCGCGGGGAGAAGCCCGGACGGAACTTCAGTGGGGGAGCCTCTTCCGAGGACACGTGGAAGAGGCTGGGGGATGTAGCGGATGCAATCGTCAACCATTTGCGCGACGCCACTCCCGAAAGGCAGCGAGCGCGATAGCGACCAGCTCACCCACCACGGCGACGGCGACGCAGACCACGACTGCCGCGCACCAGAGCCAGACGGCGAAGTGAAGCTGGTCCGCGGTCATGGGTCAGCCCTTAGGATGGCGAAGGGAGTGGGCACAGACCGCAATCGTGACCCCGAGCAGGAGGACAATGGCGCCCGCCCTGTCCTGCCCCCCGTCTCGGAGCGCAATACCAACAAGCATGGCGAGGCCGAACACGGCCCCCAGCGCGAATTGCATCATCGCCTGCCCAATCCCTTCTTCTGGAATCTGCTCCGACCGCTGAGGATGCGGTGGTAGGGGCGCGCGTGCGCCTGAGTTGAGAGCGGAGACGTGCAAGAGGGCTGCGCGGCGTTCATGTGCCGTTCAGCCCTTCCGCTTCTTAGGGGCGCACTTGCACTTCTTCGGCGGCGCGGGGAGATCGTAGAACGCATTGGCGTCCACCTCCCCGTTCGTCGCCCCGAAGATGCGACGGATCTTCTCGCGACCTGGCATCCGCTTGCCGGTCACCCAGCGCGAGACCACCCACTGCTTCTCACCGAGTTGTGCGGCGAAAGCCTCCTGCGTCGTCCCGGTGTCCTTGAGGTAGTCGCCGAGCTTCATTCCTCCAATATGCCCGACTGGAATATGCCCAGTCAAGCCATATCGGCATTGGACGGGACTATGCCTGAAAGGTACTTCTCGGCGCGGCGCTTAGGGAGAGCGCCGGATTCACGTATTCTGACGGAGTGAAGCGAGTGGCCCCGCCAGCGACCAGACTCCGCGCGATCCGCCTTGAGCGCGGCTTAAGCCAAGGCCGCCTCGCCGAGCTGGTCGGCTGCGGACAGACCGACATATCCAAGCTCGAGGCGGGCGGAAAGCGCCTAACGATGGATTGGGTCTTGAAGCTCGCCAAAGCCTTGGAAGTCGACCCTGCGGATCTACTTCCGGACGAGGAAGCTGGTGGTTTAGTTAAAAGAAATGGCGAAGGCTCAGGGTTAACTTCTGCTAAACAGTCTGCCTCGAAAGTGGGCATGTTCGGACGCCACCCCCTCCCCCTTCCGCCAAAAAATCTGCCAGTGAGGGGCATCGCACAGGGGGGTGAGGGCGGCGCCCATATATTGCCAGTGGAACACCCGCCCGTGGATTACACGTTCCGGCCGCCGGTCCTAGACGATGTCGCCGACGCCTACGCCATCTTCGTCTGGGAAGATTCCATGCACCCCATGTACAAGCACGGGCAGACGATGTGGATTCATCCGCACGTGCCGCCGAGCCCTGGCGATGGTGTGCTGATCGTCCTCGATGACGAGAGCGCGATCGTCAAGGAGCTAGTGCGGCGAACTGACCGAGTCGTGACGGTACGGCGCTACAATCCAGAGCAGCAGGATTACGACATACCGCGCGCACGGATCACGTCGATGCACACGATCGTCGGTGTCTACCAGGGGCGCTGACCCCTCTCCCGAATAAAAATGCCCGAATGGCATATTCCGGATTGACATAGGAATATGCCGCGTCCATAGTCTCTCCCATAGACGACGGGAGAGACGAGATGGCCGACGCCCTTCAGGCCCCTGAGATCGACACGACGAAGCAGGCCGCGCCCACCAACGCTGAGGCGTGGTGCGCGAGGGAGGAGCGCGGCCGGTGGCGCACCGCCGCCAAGGAGCACGGCTGCGACCATTTCTGGAGCAGCGCTTGCCTCGGCAACGGCCTCATTGCGAAGGGCGATCGGTATTTCGACACCGAATTGCTTCGCGAATACACGAAGGGTCCCATCCCTTTCCGTTGCTGCGCGACGTGCGCCGCAGCGCCGGAGTCCCGATGATGGACCGCACCGAAGCCCCCGACTTCCTCAAGCTCTCCGAGAAGGAGTTCGGCGCGCTGCTCGACAAGATGCAGCGGGATGCCGAGCGCCAGCGTGCCGCCACTCGCCGCCACTGGATGCGCAAGTCGCGCTGCCGTGGCTCGGGCTACGGGGTCTGAGCCATGGCGCACATTATCGATCTCACCATCCGCATTGTCGCGATGAAGCCGTCCTCCGCGAGGAAGCTCGCCGATCTGATCGAGGACCGCGCGGAGCAGCTATTCGAGGAATTCACCATGCGCGGCCGGGACATCGGGCCGGTGTCGATGGGCACCGAGCAGAAGGAGCGTCGCTGATGGGCGACGGCCACGAATACGACGGCGAAACCGAGACGCACGGAACGGAGCTTCTGATGCCGCACGTCACCTTCATCGACGGCTGCCGGGTGCATGGCGATGCGCCGATGGATGCCCGGAGCTACGAGGCGGTCCGCGCCCTCATCGCCGCCGCCCGCGCCCGTCTCGCGGCGACCGAGTCCGACGAGGCCCTGCAGCGCAAGCTCGACCGCGACGTGGCGACCGACCCGCGCGTGACGGCGTACCTCGCCGAGAAAGGGCGGCTGTGATGGCTGACATCGTGACGCGGCTGGCCGAGAGCGCAGGAGCGGGCGAAGGCGGGAAGCCCAAGCGGATACAGCGCTCGCGGGCCAAGGGCTGGCGGATGCCGGCAGGAGCGGTCTACGTCGGGCGGCCGACGCGCTGGGGCAATCCCTTCGTAGCCTACGACTGGCGAGCGGCATTCCGCGCCGTCGCGATTGTCGGTCGCGGTGACCGGTCGGCAATGCGGCAAGCGGCCGTCGCGCTCTATCGCATGTGGCTGACCGCGACATGGGGCGAAGTCGCCGAGGACAAGCGGGAATGGTTCGAGCGTGAGGTTATGACCGTGAAGGTGCCGCCCGACATGCCGACCGTCGAGGAGATTCGCGCCGAGCTGCGCGGGAAGAATCTCGCGTGCTGGTGCCCGCTCGATCAGCCGTGTCATGCCGACGTGCTGCTCGAAATCGCGAATGCAGAGGACGATCGCCGATGATCTCCGACGCGAAGAAGGCAGAGATGCGGCGGCAGATCGCCGAGGCCGACCATGTGACATGGAAGCGTGTCGACCTCCTCTCCCTCCTCGACGAGAACGAGAGGCTGCGGGAGGAGAGCGAGAGGCTGCGGGCCGTGATCTTTGGCGAGCATAGGCACAAGCCGGACGACGGTTGCCGCGCCATGACTGACCCCAGCGGCACGAAGCCGCCGGGACCGCCGTCTCCGCCGGTCTCGTGCACGCTGCGCGCCGGGCATGCGGGGCAGCATCGGACGATGTACGGCGGCTCAGTCCCGGAGCCGATCGTACTCAGAGACCCCGGTCCCGGCTGGTGCGCGAAGTGCAACGTCAGATGGCCGTGCGACATCGCCCGCGCCGCCCTCTCCGCGACGAAGCCAGACATCGAGGCCGCCGCGCAATGGCTGATGGATGACGACACGTCGTACGCGGCGGAGCCCGACTTCGCTCGGCGTGCGGCGCGACACATGCTCGCCGCGGCCCTGAAATCCCGCGAGGAGTCCCGCTGATGGACCGCACCTCCGCCCTCGTCCTCCTCCTCGTCGCCGCCGTCGCGTTCGTCGCGGTGCTGACGGGCGTGTTCGCCACCATGGACGACGCCGCCGACCTCATGCGTGAGCCGCCGCGGGCGGCAGGGGTGCGGTGATGGCTGAGCACAGCTCCGCGCCCTACTACGCGAAGGACGGCAAGGTCTGGAAGCGTCCGATCAGGACGAAGAACGCGGACGGGTCGACCTCAATCACGCTCGGCTTCCCGGTCTGCACCATGCACGAGACGGTCGGCAAAGAAGCGGCCGAGACGGTCGCGGCACTGATGAACGCCGGGCATGTCGCGCTCGACGCCGAGGAGTCCCGTCCATGACCCTCCCCGACCTCATCAAGCGGCTGGAAGAGGCGCGCAGCGGTTCGTTCGAGCTCGACTGCGCGATCCACAAAGCGGTGCGGCGAGCCGATTACGAGCGGCTTGGGCTCGTGATGCCGGAGTA